GTCATGGCAGGAGTTAAGTTCAAATGAAATGGAGTATTGCTAAAGTTTACTACGCAGACGGCGAAGATCTTATGTATCGAGTCGTAGGTATAAATGACGAAGGTATTATCTGTAAAGAACGAATCTTCAATAATGAATTATCAGCTGAAAGGTATCTTCTTGAACAGAAAACAAGAGAGTCACTTGGCATATGAGTCCATTTGAATACTTAAAATCAATCAATGAGTCTAAGAAAGATATCATGATTGATGACCTTGCTGAGAAAGAATATAACTCTTTTATAGTCAATAGAGGATTGTCTTATTTTAAAGACACGATTCTATATGCAAACGAAATGAATAGGTATCATCACTTAGATAGTCGTCTTCAATTCGATTTTCTTATAAATATAATAAGGAAGAAGAAGAGATGGTCTAAATGGATAAAAGCCAGTGAAGTAGACAATCTTGAACTCATCAAAGAATATTATGGGTATAGTAATGAAAAGGCTAAATCTGCATTATCATTAATGAGTAATGAACAAATTGAACAATTGAAAATGAGGATTTACAAAGGTGGAAAACGATAACATACAAATCACAGATTGGACTCCAAGCGCTATGCTGGAAGTCACATTACATGAACCAGACGACTTTTTAAAGATAAGAGAAACTCTTACTCGAATAGGAGTCGCATCAAAAAAGGACCAGAAATTATTTCAGTCTTGCCATATATTACATAAGCAAGGTAGATATTTCATAGTCCATTTCAAAGAGCTCTTTTTATTAGATGGGAAACCTTCTAATTTACTAGAAAACGACATACACCGTAGAAATACAATATCGACTTTACTTGCTGATTGGGGACTTATTACAATAGTCAATCCTGATCTTGCAAAAGAGATTGCTCCATTAAGACAAATTAAGGTGATTCCCTTCAAGGAAAAATCTCAGTGGGAGCTCTGTCCTAAATATAATATAGGGAACACGCAAAAACAGGATGACAGCAAAAGAACAGACTAAACTTTTAAAAACACTACTACTTATACCAAAAAACAAATCTATGGAAGAGCAAATAACATTAATGAAATACTTATATGTTTTTTCTTCTGGATTAGCAATTGGTATATTTTCACAAATTATTTAAAACAAGCGTCAAGCTGTTATAAATATAATTGAAGAATGCGGCATTGAGCCGGTTCTCATAACCTTGCTATATAGGAGGAACTTAAAATGGTAAGAAATACTTTGAACGTACCACGTTCATTATTCGTTGGATTTGACACATTGTTTGAAGACTTAGAAAGAATTCATCAAAGTGCTAGATCTGGAAATGATAACTATCCACCACACAACGTCGTTAAGATCGATGAAGAGAAATTCTTGATCGAACTGGCTGTTGCTGGATTTAAAGAAGCAGACATTGAGCTTGAGCTCAAAGATGGAATTCTTAAAGTCAAAGGTGAAGTAGATAAAGATGCACGTGAATATGCCTACAAAGGCATTTCATCTCGCAAATTTGAGAAGAGCTTCCGCCTCTCAGAATTTGTCGTAATAGATGGTGCTGATCTTGCGGATGGAATACTCGTAGTGTATGCTAGAGTTGAACTCCCAGAAGAGAAGCGTCCTAGGAAGATCGAATTAGGGTCTACTGGGTCAAAGAAAAAGGCCTTTCTAAAAGGCTGATGACGGCGAATCTCAGTAGAATATAAAACTTCTACTGGAGAAAAATAATGAAATCACTAATCCATATGATTGGAAAATATGATGACATTAATGAGACCTTAACTACTTTGATAATTGGAATAGCTGCTATTAGTTTAGCACCCATCACAGTTCTCTTAGCTTATAGTTAAGTCACATTACATTCATGCGGGGCTAAGAAATTAGCCCCCACCTTTTGAAAATAATCGTTTACATTTAACGTAAACTATGATATAATAGATATATAATGCAATATTACACAAACGTTTCTCGATATGGTAATCAAATTCTCCTAAGAGGATATGACCACGGTCGAAGAATCGAAAAGAAAATCAAATACCAACCAATTCTTTTTACCTCAACAAACCTCGAGACTTCATGGAAATCTCTTGATGGCAAACCTGTTGGAGTAGCTAATGCTGGTAAAAAATTCGACTCTATGCGAGATGCTACTGAGTATGTAAAAGCAAACCAGGGAGTATCAGGCAAAAAGATCTATGGGAATACAAAGTATATTCCTGCGTTTATCAATGACTACTATCCAGGTAATATCGATTTCAATCGAAGCAAAATCAACGTAGCAACAATCGATATTGAAGTTCAATCCGATGATGGATTCCCTGAGCCAGAAAAAGCCGACCATAAAGTTACCGCGATCTGTATGAAAAGTAATATAGGAGATACATATTACGTATGGGGACTTGGCGATTATGATGTAGAACAATCGTATATGAAAGACAACCTCGTTATCTATCGCAAATTTGATCGCGAAGATGACTTACTTATTAACTTTATCAATCACTGGTCTTCGCAACAGCACAGTCCAGATGTTGTCACAGGTTGGAACAGTCGATTCTTCGATATTCCATACCTTGTCAATAGAATTCATAGAATGCTTGGCGAAGAATATGTCAAAAAACTCAGCCCTTGGGGATTAGTTGATCGACAAGACGTAACTAAGATGGGTAGAACACAAACAGCTTACGAGCTTAAAGGTATCTCTCAACTTGATTATCTCGATCTCTTTAAGAAGTTTGGCTATAGTTATGGTCCACAAGAAACATACAAACTCGATCATATTGCTCATGTTGTCCTAGGAGAAAACAAAATCTCTTATGACGAATATTCTAACCTACACACTCTTTACAAACACAATCATCAAAAGTTTATTGACTATAATATCAAAGACGTTGAGCTTGTAGATCGTATCGAAGACAAACTTGGTTTGATTACTCTTTGTATGACAATGGCATATAAGGGTGGAGTCAACTATAACGATACCTTTGGTACAACGATGATATGGGATACGATCATCTATCGAAGATTATTCGCAAATAATATCGTAGTGCCTTTCGTTGAAGATAAACATAAATCAGACTATCCTGGCGGGTTTGTAAAAGATCCGTATGTTGGTATACATGATAACGTTGTTTCATTCGATCTTAATTCGCTCTATCCCTCAATCATTATGCAATACAATATGTCTCCAGAGACAATTGCTAATGGAGAGGTTACTCAATTTGATATTGATAGCGTTCTTACAAAAACTGCGAGACCTGACAATCGTGACAAAGCACTTGCTGCAAATGGCCAGTACTTTCGAACTGATCGACCAGGCATTATCCCATTCATTATCGATGAGATGTATAAAGAACGTGTAGGCATTAAACAAGAAATGATCACTGCTCAGAAAGAAAAAGAAAAGATCAATAAAGAAGATAAGCAAGAAATGTATCGTATCGAACGTGACATTGCAATTGCAGAAAACAGACAAATGTCGATTAAGATTCTTCTTAACTCGCTTTATGGCGCAATGGGTAATCGTTACTTTAGATTCTTCGATCAACGAATAGCTGAAGCAATTACTCTTACAGGTCAACTTACAATTCGTTGGGCTGAAGTTGCGCTTAACCAGTATCTTAACAAAGCTTTAAAGAATGAAAAGTTCAAAGACTATATTATTGCAATCGATACTGATTCGCTTTACGTAAGTCTTGATGATGTTGTACAAAGATTTAAACCAAACAATCCAATAGACTTTATGGATAAGCTTAGTCGAGAAGCTCTTGAACCAGCTCTTGAATCTGCTTATGCTGATCTTTATGGAATGCTTGGTGGTGTAGATAATCGTATGGTAATGAAACGTGAAGCAATTGCTGATCGTGCTCTTTGGACTGCAAAGAAAAGATACATTATGAATGTTCATGATAACGAAGGCGTAAGATATGCTGAACCTAAGATGAAGATCATGGGCATTGAAGCTATTAAGTCATCTACACCAGCGCCATGTCGTAAAGCTCTTAAAGATATTTTTAATGTCATTATGAAAGAAGACGAAAGATCAGTACAAGCAGCAATCGAACAATTCAAAAACTATTTCAAGACTCTTGATCCTGATCAAATTGCATTTCCTCGTGGAGTAACTCAAGTCAAGAAATGGCAAGATAGAAATACTCTCTACAAAAAAGGGACTCCCATTCATGTTCGTGGTTCCATACTCTATAACAAGCTTGTAGAAGATATGGATCTTAAAAAGAAATATGAACTCATAAACAATGGCGAAAAGATTAAGTTCTTATATCTTCGTCAACCAAACTCACTTCATGAAAATGTTATTTCTTTTCCATCCTACCTCCCTGAGGAGTTTGGCTTAAGGAAATACATCGACCATGAATTACAATTTCAAAAGACATTCCTCGATCCAATTCAACCGATCTTGGATGCTGTCGGTTGGACATCAAAAGAAGTCGCAAGCTTAGAAGATTTCTTTGGATAAAATAATGAAAATAAACGTGTACAAAACACAAAAAGTATGGTATAATATATACCTATGGAGAAAAAAATGAAACTAATAAGATTATCCTCAGGAGAGGAAGTAGTTGGAACAGTTAAAGAAAACGAAGATTCAATTACGATTACAGAAGGTTATTCACTAATACCTGCAGGCGAAGGAAAGATTGGCTTTATGCCTTTCATGGCTTATACAAAAGCAGATAAAGGAGTAACTATCAATAATAGATTCGTTATGTTTGTCGTCGATCCTATTGATCAATTGATTGATCAGGTAAGAGGCATGAATAGCGACATCATAACACCATCAAAGAAAATCATAACATGAGCTTTGACTGGGTAAAAGATATTGCAGAAATGCAATACAAGTATGGCGTTAAAGCCTGGATGCTTGAAAATCAAGACGATAAAGAAAAGATGCGTAAGTATCTTGAGTTTAGAATTAACTTCTTAAGAGAAGAACTAGATGAAACTCAAAAGGCTTTTGCTGAAAGCGATCCGGAAGAAATAGTTGATGGTCTTATCGACTTATGTGTTGTAGCAATTGGTACACTCGATGCTTATGGAATTAATCCATATACTGCATGGGATCAAGTACTTAAAGCTAATATGAATAAAGAAGTAGGCGTCAAACCTGAAAGACCTAATCCACTTGGATTACCAGATTTGATCAAGCCCGAAGGTTGGGAGGCTCCTTCTCACGAAGGAAATCATGGTAAGTTTAACAATATTCGATAACGTATACGATAACAAAACCAAAAAGCGTATGGACTACAGCAGCTTCGATGAATTCGAGGCTATCCTCTATAAGCTTTCTGAGTCGACAAAGTATCCTACTAAAAAAGATGCTCCTCTTATAAGTCCAGCAATCTATCAACCAGATACTACTCGAGCAAATGACAATGTTGTTGCTTGGGGAGGATTTGGTATTCTTGATATTGATGACTATAAAGGAGAACTTAAAGATATTGAAGCGCAATATGATAAGTATCGATATGTTTGTTATTCAACAGCATCTTCTACTGTCGAAACTCCAAAGTTTCGATTAGTCTTTCCATTAACAACCAACGTTGATAAAGAAGACATTAAGCATTTTTGGTTTGCTTTAAACAAAGAGATTGGCGATATCGCTGATGCTCAAACCAAAGACTTAAGCAGAATGTATTACGTTCCTGCTAAATATAAAAACAGTTTTAATTTCATCTTCTCTCATGATGGAGAAGTTATGAATCCAAAAGACTTAATGGATAAGTATCC